AAATATTATAACAAATACTAGATATGGATTTACACATGATATTTTTACAGCAGGAGATATTGATCAATTTAATATTAATAGAATAAGAAAAGATTTAATTTTTAAAGAAAAACCAGATTTATCAAAAATAAACATATTTGGAAAAGAAAAACCAGATTTCATATGGAAAAAATTTGAAAATATTGATTCAAGAGCAGTTTTTAATACATTTTCATATCTTTTTTATAAATTAAAAAAAGGAATTTTTATAAGAATAGCAAACAATAAACTCGAATCGTTTATTCCTTTTTCAAATGTTCAATACAGAAATGAATTTGAAAATTTAATTCAATTTGATCCTTCAAAATTTAAAGATATGAATGAATTTATTAGTTATATTTCAAAGTTACAAAATTATCGACCTCCACAAAATATTAGACCTATTTCAGAATGGTTTGCTAATAATGCACTTTTTCGTTTTGATTATGATGAAGGAGATCATAATGTTATAGTGTTATTTGATCTATTAAACAATTTATGCTCTTCTAGAGAACTTCCAGATATTGAATTTTTTATAAATCGAAGAGATTTTCCTCAAATAACAGTTAACGAAACAGAACCATATAATCACATTTTTGGAAACATTCCATTAAAATCTCACAATTATTCAAAATATGCACCTATATTTTCTTTTTCTGGAAATGATAAATATGCAGATATTTTACTTCCTACATATGAAGATTGGGCAAGAGCTATTTATCAAGAAAAAGAATTAGTTTTTCCTAAATCTTGTAGAGAATATCCAAAAACTAAATATACTCCTTGGAAAGATAAAATTGAAAAAGCTGTTTTTAGAGGTTCTAGTACAGGTGCAGGTGTTAGTAACGGAAAAGATAAAGTTCCAGGAAAAGTTAATCAAAGACTTGCAGCTTTAAGAATTTCTGCTGAAAATCCATTGTTATTAGATGTAGGAATTACAAAATGGAATCTTCGTCCTAGAAAATTAGAAAATGTAAAATTTCTTCAAACTATCTCACCTCAAGGAGGAAATATAAATTATAAACCAGCAAACAAACTTTCTTTAGAAGAACAAAGCAAATATAAATATATTTTAAATTTAGAAGGAAATGTTGCAGCTTATAGACTTTCTTATGAATTAGCTTCTGGATCTGTAATTTTAATTGCAAAATCAGAATGGAATATGTGGTTCCAAAAATTTCTTAAACCATATATTCATTTTGTTCCTGTTCAAGAAAATTTAGAAGATTTAATAGAAAAAATTCAATGGTGTATTTCACATGATGATGAATGTAAAACAATTGCTAAAAATGCAAAATTATTTTATGATAAATTTTTAAATTCAGAAGCAATTTTGGATTTTTTTCAAAAACAATTATGGGATGTTAGTTCTGTTTCTGGTGTTTATAAATATTTTGATCTTTTTAAAAATAATATTCAAGAAGAAAATGAATTATTATTTAAAATTTTAGAACCAGAATGGAATAAAAAAACTATCGAATATAGTTTAGTAAATTTTGAATGTGCAAGATGTATCGGATCTTTAGATGGAATGGTAAAAAGAATTAGACATTCTACATTAAACGGTCCTGTAAATAAAATAAAAAAAAATTCTGAAATTTTTAAAAATGTTAACGGAAATGCATCTCTTTTCAGTATAGAAAATTTTAAACTAGTTGGTAAAAAAGCTTCCCATAAAGAAAAAGTTAATGAGCATTTGCATGAAAGTTATATAGGAATTAAAGCTATAAATTCACTTCTTTCAAAAATTCCAAATTTTTGCTATACTTATGGACCTTTGAAAGATGAAAAAGAAATGGTTTTTTCAGAATATATTCCAGGGATAACAATGTTTGAATGGTTAAAATCTCCTTATTATAATTTTAAACAATTTGTTTCAATATTGATACAAATAAATTTAGCATTATTTGTTGCACAAAATTCTATTGGTTTTGTTCATTTTGATTTATATCCTTGGAATATTATTATTTCAAAACCTCAAGAGTTGTATCGTTTAAATTCTTTTCCTAAAATTTCTTATGTTTTAAATGATCAATCTGGAATATTAGTTTTAAATATTCAACCAGAATTAATACCAGTTATAATTGATTATGGAAAATCCAGAGTTATTGTTTCTGAAGATGATGGTTTGATTGATCGTGGTTTTACTAATATGTTTAGACATGGAGCAATTCAAGATACTCTTTCAATTCTTTATGGAAGTTTAAATGTTTTAAAAAATATTGGACCAAAAGAAAAAAAACTTTTTCTATTTCCACAAAAACTTGGATTAGAAGATTTTAAAAATGTAAAAAGATGGTCTAAATTTGGAGCTTTATTCAATTTTACATCTGAACCAAATTCTCCAAAAATTGAAAAAAATACTGCAAATCCAAAACATTTTATAGATTTTTTATTAAACAATGTAGATTTACAAGATCGTCCAATTATAAATGTTCTTGATGTTAAAACTGTTAAATTTAATTATGATTTAGAAAACGGAATTAATCCAATTGTTTTAGATAACTTTATGAAAACAGGAAATAAAATCAATGCACTTTTAGAATTTATAAAATATGTAAATCATTCAAGAGTACCTCAAAAACAAATGAATGATTTTTTTAAAAAACTTCAATCAAATTTATTGAAAAGACATCTTGGATGGGTTGATTTTGAAATCAAAAATAAATCTACAGTTTATGTTATTAGTCAATGGAACAATGTAAAAAAAGTTTTTGACGTTTTAATTGAAGATGATACAAAAGTAAATTCACCACATATTGATTTTCCTTTAAAAAAAGAAATTTATTTGGACGAAGAAATTACTCCTAATGAAATAAAATTGAAAAACCTAAATTCGATTGATTGTGAAGATTGGATTTCTATTTCTTCTTTATGTTTAGATGCTTATTTATTTCAGATCTGTTCTGTTGATTCTTCTTTTGAATATTTAATTAAAAACTGTGGATTTAAATTTTTAAATGAAATTGCTAGTAATTGTACAGTTAAAAAAATATCAAAAATAGTTTAAAAACAAATATCGATGAAAAAAATGGAATTTGAAAAAATAATTAAATTTTTACAAGAAAATAATGTTAAATTTTTAATTGTAAATTCTTCTGAATTGATTAAAAAAGAACAAGAAAAAAAAGAAGAAATAATTAATGAAAATTCAATTGAACCTGTAATAAAATCAATTCAAGAATTAATTTTAGTTCTTAAACAATTTTGTGATAATCCCAATATTAAAAATATTTATGAATTATGTTTAAAATTTATTTCAAAATAATTTTTTTTATTTCAAAACTTTTTTGTTTTGAAATAATATCATGGTTGTTAAAAATAAATGGATACCAAACTTTGGATTTATGATATCAAACAATTGGTAAATTCTTTTCAACTCATTCCAAAAGAAGATGATTCTTATGTTCATAAATTAAATACAATCGTAAGATTAACTATTGTTGCTACTTTATTAATTTCTTTTTGGAAACCAGAACTGGCTTTAGGTTTACTTTTTGCTGTTAGTATGGGAACTGTTGTATCTCATGCTTCAGAAACTAAAGAAGAAGGTTTTGAAGATTGTGAATCGAAATGTGCTTTCAACACTCAAACAATGAAAGGAGGAAAAACGAAAATTAATTCAGAACTTGCAAATCAACAATTATCAGAATTTATAAAAGAATATTCTTCTTCTAATTCTCAAAATTTTATGTATAAAACTGAATTTCCTTTATCACAACAAAGATTTTGTAATGATGAAAAATCTTTTGTTTTTGATTGTTCTTTTGAATCTCAAAATCAAAAACTTGCTGGATTTCAAAATCCAAAAACAAAAATTGCACCAATAATCGCTCCTCGTTCTCACGATTTAGATGTATGGAAAGCGAATGATTTTGTTGTAAATTCAAATATTAATAATTCTACAAATTTTGATCAAGAAAGGTCTGGTTATAATTTTGGAAATTTACCAACAAAATGTAAATCTTGTTTTATAAGCCCTTGTAAATGTTCTTTTAATTATTTTTCTCCTATAATTCCTCAAAATGTTAATAAAAGAATAAATTCTAATTTATCTAAATCAAAAAATTGTAATTATCCTCCATCGTATGTAAATACAAATAATTGTTTTCCTTGTTCAAATTTAAATCCTATTTCAATTTCATCAAATATTATTCAAAAACCTGAGATCACTTGTCCAGTTTCTAAATTTCAAAATGATTTTGTAAATCCTGAAATTTCAGGATTTACAAATGATGGAATTGAAAATTTTTCAAACATTAACAATAATATTAAAAATTACAATGAAAATAAAATTCAGAAAATAATTTTTGAACTTGATGAAAACGGAATTAATATAACAAATAAAGATTTAATGAGAAAAAATATTCATCAATTGTTTTCAGAAAGAAAATTAGGAAAAACTCAGGATGATGAAATTGATAAAATTTTACAAAATTTTATCAATTCAAAAATGAATAATTTTGAATCAAAAAAAAAAGATAATTTATTGACAAATACTCTAGTTCCTGGAGTTTATCAAAAAACACATATCGGAGAACCAATTCAAAGTAATATTGGAATTTCTTATATTCAAGATTGGGGACCAGTTGAAATTCAAGAAAAACCTTGGGGAATAAAGTTTACAGAACAAGATCCAAAAAATTTTACATTATCAAATTGTATTGAAAAAGTTCAAATTCAACAAGATATTAGTAATGTTTATGACCCACGTCTTACAGGTTATGGAACTTCTTATAGAGGATATACCGATTCATTAACAGGACAACCCAAATTTTTTTACAAAGACATAGATTCTATAACTATGCCAAATTTTATTTCTAGAAATAATGTTGATATGTTTTCATGGGCTCCTACATACGGTCCTGATAAACCTTTACAAAATATTGATGAATATAAACAAATGGCAAATAATTCATTTGTTGATTCTTCAATAATTTTCAGAACAGAAATGATGGAAAGATTAATGAGAAAGAAAAACGCAGAAAATTGGCAAAGAAGATTAATGCCTCTTTCAAAAATGAATAGCGTTTCTTCTTCTAGTGGAATCAAATCTGCTGTATAAAAATCTTTGATGATTTAAATTTAAAAATAAAATTAAAAGAATAAAAATTATTTTTACAGATTAAATTAGTAAAAAAATAAAAAGTGAATTATCTAATCAAAAAGTTTAAATTTTTTCAATATTTTTTATATTATTTCAAAACACTATTGTTTTGAAATTTTTTTAACAAATAATATTTTAAATAAAACTGGAAAGTTTAAAAAAATTTTTTATGCACTACAAACTAAACATTCTTCTTGACATTCTTTTTTTTTATTTTCTGGAGCAATTGTAAATTTTACAGCATTAACTGCAGGTTTTGTTCTAAGATAATAAAGACCTGTTTTTAAACCTTGTTTCCAACTATAAACATGCATTTTTGTAATTTTTTGAACACATGGATCTTGAATAAAAATATTCATGGATTGGCTTTGATCAACAAAAAATTGTCTATCTCTAGCCAAGTCAATTATAACTTTTGGAGGAATTTCAAAAGCAGTTTTGTATAAATTTTTTAATTCTAAAGGAATATTTAAATTTTGAACAGAACCATTATTTTTTATTAAAGAATCTCTAATTTCATCATTCCATAAATTTATTTTTATTAAATCTCGAACTAAATGTTTGTTTACGATTATAAATTCACCAGAAAGAAGACGTCTTGTATATATATTTGAAACAAAAGGTTCAAATGCTTCGTTATTTCCCATTATTAAAGAAGTTGAAGCAGTTGGCATTAATGCTACCATCAAAGAATTTCTAACACCATCTTTTTGAATTTTTTTTCTCAAATCATCCCAATCCCATTTTTTACTCAATGAAACTTGTTGTTTCATCAAATCAAAATGAAACAATCCTTTGCTCAAAGGAGAACCTTTGAAGGTTTCATAATAGCCAAAATCACAAGCTAATTTATGAGACATTGAAAGAGAAGAAAAATATATTGTTTCGAAAATTTCTTTATTTAAATTTGACGCTTCTTCGCTTTCAAAAGGAAATCTTAAAATTGCAAAAACATCAGCAAGACCTTGAACTCCAATTCCAATTGGACGATGTTTTAAATTTGAATATTTTGCTTCAGGAATTGGATAATAAGTCTTATCTATAACTTTATTTAAATTTTTAACAATTTGTTGAACAATTTCAAATAAAATTTCATGATTAAATTTATTTTTTTCAATGCATTTTGGCAAACAAACTGATGCAAGATTACAAACAGCAATTTCATTTTTATCTGTAAATTGACAAATTTCAGTACATAAATTTGAAGATTTAATTACTCCTAAATTTTTTTGATTACAATTTTCATTTATAGTATCTTTAAACAAAATATATGGATTTCCAGTTTCTATTTGTGCATTTACAATTTTTGTCATTAAAGATCTAGCAGATATTTTTCGAGTTTGCAATCCTTTTTTTTCATAAGAACAATATAAATCTTCAAATTCTTTTCCAAATGTTTCATTCAAACGAGGACAAACATCTGGACAAAATAATGACCAATTTTCATTATTAATTACTCTTGACATGAAAAGATCTGGAATCCACATTGCATAAAATAAATCTCTTGCTCTTTGTTCTTCAGAACCAGTATTTTTTTTGAGATCAAGAACTTCTTCGATATCTGAATGCCATGGTTCTAAATAAATTGCAATTGATCCTTTTCTTTTTCCTCCTCCTTGATCGACATATCTTGCTGTTGCATTGAAAACTCTTAACATTGGAACTAATCCATTCGAATTTCCATTTGTTCCGGCAATAAAAGAATTTTTTGATCTAATTTGATGAATTGATAAACCAATTCCTCCAGCATGTTTTGAAATAAGAGCACAATCAGTTAATGTTTTGTAAATTCCGTGTAAACTATCAGAATTTATATCAATTAAAAAACATGAAGAAAGTTGTGGTTTAGGTGTTCCTGCATTGAAAAGAGTTGGTGTGGCGTGAGTAAAAAATCCTTGACTTAATAAGTCATAAGTCTTTTTTGCTTCTGATAACCAATTATCATTATATTTTTCAAAATGAATTCCTAAAGAGACCCTTAAAAATAAATGTTGAGGTCTTTCAACAACAATATTATTTATTTTTAAAAGATAAGATTTTTCTAAAGTTTTAAATCCAAAATAATCAAACATGTAATCACGATCATAACATGGCCATGAATCGATAATTTTGTGATGCAACAAAATTGTTTTGTAAATATCTTTTCCAATTAAATTATTTTCTTTTTGATTTTTTAAATTTTTAAAATTGAACAAATCTTTTACTACTTCAGAAAAATTTTCTTTTGTTTGTTTATGTAGATTTGAAACAGAAATTCTAGAAGCAAGAATTGAATAATCAGGATGTGTTGTTGCTTTTGAAGCAGATATTTCAGATGCTAAAATATCTAATTCTTTTGTTGAAACACCATTGTATAAACCTTTTACTGTTTCAAAAGCAATAATTGAAGGATCTACATTTAATTTTGATTGAAAATTACAAAGATTTGTTATTCTTTTTGTAATTTTATCAAATGAAACATTTTCTGTTTTTCCATTTCTTTTCTTGACAAACATTTTTGTTTTATGTTATAAACATTCAAGATTAAAGTCAATTTTTCAATAAATTTATTGATAGATATTTCAAAACTTGAAAAGTTTTGAAATATTAAATTTAATTTAACCATTTTGAGACCATTTATTTTTACAGATCGTACAAAAAGAAACTGTCGTCATTGGTTCATCTGCAGCTCTTGTTAAAACAGAAACACTATATACTTTTAAACTTCCGCATTTTTTACATTCTACAACTCCTTCTTCTGCTTGAAAAGGATTTAAAACGTAATCATCTTGTTCTCTTTGTCTTTTATTCATATCAGAAAAATTAGAATGTTCAAATCCTAATTTTTTTTTATTTACTATATTTTTAATATAAATTTTTGCTTCTTCTTTTGTTGGAAGATATCCTAAATCTTCTATTATTTGACATTTTAACCATTCTTCGTCTTCATCAAAAGACATTTTTTTCATTTCTAAAAAAACTTTTTCTAACCAATCTATTTTTTCATTGTCACATTCCATTTTATTTTTTTTTATTTTTATTTCAAACTAAAATTCAATTGTTTTTTTCATTTGAATTGATTTATCAAAATTTTTTAATAAAACTTCATTTAAAATTTTTTTTCCAGATGTATTATTAAATAAATCATATTTTGAAAAATCAAAATACATGTTTTTATCATTGATTTTTATTAAAGTAACCATAAGAGGAAATTTAAAATTTGTTGTATAATAATCTTTTGAAAGAATTAAATTCCATTCTAATGTTTCTCCAACATTTTCTAATGGAAGTTTATTATTTAATATATAAGCTTCAATTTTTTCATAATCAAAAGGATTAAAAACAAAACATTTTTCTTGCAAACCAAAAATCATTTGTTCTGGTTCAACATTTTTATATTTTTTTTTAAAATCATTTGGAAATTTGATTGCTCCTTTTCCAGTTGTTATTGGAACACGACAACAATTTTTTAATAATTTTGAAAAAAGTTCTTTTAATATGTGATTGAAAACAACATCACAAATTGAAGTATAAATTTTTAAAAGTGTTGTTTTTGAAACTTTTGAAGATGTAGCAAAAAAATCTTCAGATTTATTCATTTCTAAAAAAATTGACCAAAAATAAATACATCCACAAATAACAGAACTATATTGAGATGAATTAACAATATTGCTTTTTTGTTTTAAAAGATTAAAAACATTTGCTACAAGTCTAAAAAGTTGAGGATTTCCATTAATTTCAACTAATTTCATTTTGGAATTAATTCCAATTAATTCTTCGCGTTCATGATTAAATTTTTGAAAAAAATCTGATTCTTTTGGAATGTTACTAGAAAGTATAGTAAAACCTTTATTTGCTTCATGTTGTTTTAAATTAAACATTTGAAGTAAATCAAAGTATGAAATTGCTGTTGTGTCTCCTAACAAAGAAGAAGCTCTGTGAACACAAGCCATAACAATTGATTTTTTTGAAGTGTTTCTAAATGTTTTATTTTTTGTTGCAATACGATAAATTTCAACTGCTAATTCTTTAATATGATGATCAATAAAATGAGGAATTTCAGAATAAATAGATGAATCAACAACTTTTCTATTTTTCATTCCTATTAAACCTGTAAAATAATTTGTTGTAATAATATAATTTTCTTCTAGAAGTTGTCCGCATTCTAAACAAACTTTTTTAATACTATCTTCACAACATGTTGTTTCATGTTTACATTCATCAAAAATTTTTTGTTTTGAAGTATCAATAAAAGAAAGTTGGAGAACTTTTTCAAATAAATCTAGTTTTTGATCATTCATGATGTTTCATTAAAAATAATTAATTTTTCAAAATTAATTCAAATAATTCAAAAAGTGTTTTAAAAATGGATTGTCAAATCTGTATTAAAAAATATACAAATTTTATTCGTCTAAAATTTTCTTGTGAAAAATGTTTTGAAAATGTATGTATACAATGTATTTTTACTTTTTTGTTAAATAATATTTTAAATCCTTGTTGTTTATTTTGTAAAAATCATTTGTCTTTAGATTCTTTAAAATATTATATGCCTGTTTCAAAACATAAAAAATTATTAAAATTAGAATTTGAAGAAAAATTCAAAAAAGAAGAATTATTACTTTCTCAAACTCAATTTTCAATAAATGAATATTTTATAAATGATAATGATAATTCAAATGAAGAAATTTTTGAAATTTTAAGAAATTTAAATCATCAAAATGAAAAAAAAATTTTTTCATTTTTTGAATGTAAAAAATGTAATTCATCATTTGAAAAACTTAAACTTATAGATGATTCTTTTTTTTGTTCAGAATGTAAAAATTTTTCTTGTCAATATTGTTTTGAAATTATTGAAAAAAATAATGTTCATATTTGCAATTCTGAATCGGTAGATAAAATTAAAATGATTAAAAAGAAATTTAGTAATTGTCCTAGCTGCAATTCAGAAATTGAAAAAGAAGAAGGAGGATGTGATCAAATGTTTTGTGTTATGTGTAAAACAACATTTTCTTGGAACACAAAAAGAATTATAGGAGATGAAGAAATAAAACACAATCCTCATTTTTATGAATGGAAAAGAGAAAATGACAACCTGAAAAGAGAAATACTAGATAATCCAAACGAAGGTTATTTTCTTTTAAAATGTGAAAACGAACTGAAAGATCAAAAAATTTTATTACCAAAAATATCAAAAATTTTTGGTTTTTTAAACAATATTGAAATTAATAAAAGTATTTTTTTACTTCATTTTCAAAGAATGTTTTTATCATTTTTATTTGATATCTTGTTATTAAACGAACAAGAATCTGATATAAGACATTATTTTAGAATTTTATTTTGTTTAAAAAAAATAAAATATAATCAATGGAAAAAAAATATTAAATTTCATTTTCAAAGTTTAAAAAGAAATGAAAAAATAAAGAAAATTATATTAAATTCTTTAGATTCTTTATATAAAATTGTTTTATCAGACCAAAGCGATGATAAAATTGAAGATCTGTGTTTGAATACAACAAAAAATTTAGATAAAATTCTTGAAAAAAATTATAAAAATAATTTAAATTAATTAACTTTTTATGTAAAAATGTTATTAAATTGTGATGGTTATAACCATCATCTTCAAGACGATTTAAACATATAAAATTGTTAACAAAATAAGATGGTAAAAGAAGAGAATGTTAATTTTTACACTGCAAATAAATTTATTATTTCATTTTTAAACGCAAATGCTGATCCTTCTATTGTTGAATTATGGAAATCAAAGAACAATTTACATAAATTTAAAAATTCTATGAAACAAAACAATAAACAAAATTTTCCTCTCAGACCAAAAAGTGAATATATTTATTTCTGTAAAGAATATCGTCCTCAAATTCAGGAGGAAATGATGAAAGAAAAAATTTCAAAGTTGGGAGAAAATGAATCAAAAGAGAAAATTGTAATTAATATTCACGAAGTTACATGTAAACTTGGTGAAAAATGGCAAAGATTTAAAAACTGTCCAGATATTGAAATTAAAAAAAAGCTTTCTGAACTTGCTGAAGCAGATAATAAACGTTATCGAGAAGAAAAGAAAACCATGTTACCAAAAGAAAAAGATGAAAGTAAACATTTAAGATCAAAATATCTTTTTTTCTGTAGAGAAAAACGTTTGGAAAAGCCTGAAATAACAATGAAAAATTTAGGAGCAGAATGGGCTATTCATAAAAATAATCAAGATTTGGCAGAAAGATATGAAAAAACATGTCAAGAATTTGGAAAAGAAAAAAAATAATGTAATAACAATTTTATAACAATTTCAAAACAATTTTATAACAATTTCAAAACTTTCAAGTTTTGAAAAATAAATATTTTATTACATTATTTTAACGATTTTAATTTTTTTTTCAATTTTGATATATCAGAATCTTGTATATTTCTTTTTCTCATAAAAGAATCTTCAATACTACTATCTGAATCATTTGTATTATCTGAAGCATTAAAAGAATTTGCTCTATGAAGTCTATCTTTTTTTATTTTTAATTCAGTTTTTTCATTTGAATTATTTAAAAATGAATTTAAATCTTGTTCATCTTCAGAAGATGAACAAGAAAGAAAGTTTAAAACTATTTTTTCTTGAGATTTTTTAAATCTCCATGCATTTTTTTCTTTTACATATACACCATCAAATAAATCAAAAAGATCAATATTATTTTCTTCTGATTGAATATAACAATATTCGTTGTCCATTTTTTATTTTTTTCTTAACTATAACTCGTTTAATCTTAAAATTAATACTGACGACACTTTTCTTTATCTTGATTATTTTAAGATAAAGTTTATTTAATTATGAAAAAATGATAACTTTTAATGATGATTCAAAATCACCAACAACAAAAACATATATTATTATGAAAAAATTTTGTAAAGAAGAAATAATAAAAAATTTATCATACGAATTTGTTGATAAAATTGTTATTTTTGATGATTCGGAAGATGAAGAAATTAGAAAATCTTTTGAAACTTTATTCAAAGAAGTAGGAGATAAAATAACTTTATATGAAGGACAAATTGAAACAAATTTAGAATCTTTTTTAAAATTACGTCAAAATGAAAAAATTGAATATATATTCAAAGGTGATTTTGTTGAAAATTAGATTTAATTTTCATTCAAAATAAATCTAGTTTTGTATAAAAAATGAAAAAATTAAAAAAAAAATATAAAAATGTTTTAAAAGCTTTTTAAACTTGTGTATTTGAATTATGAATTCTTTCATTTTCAGTTTGTTTTAAAAAATATTCCATGAATGAAATATCTTGTTTAAGATAAAAAATCTTATTCAAAATATAATTAAAAATCTTTTGAGATTTTTAATTTTTGAAAATATAATTGAGGTTGATAAACCTTAGAACTTTATAAACTTATTTTTTGTTCATGAGATATAATTCATTCATATAACTAAAAATTCTTAATTGATTTGAATAATTTTTACCTTCATTAAGTTATTCATTTAATAAGCATCTGAATATAATTTACATACTTTTCTTGAAGCTCGATTATAAGGAATTCCAAAAGTTGTAGTAGTTTCTCTTTGTGGTAGTTGTTGTTCTTGAGAATTATATTGTTGAACATATTTAGTTGTTTGAGAAGTTAAAAATTCAAACATCTCATGAAGATTATTTTGAGGATTTTCTTCATTTGGTAAATACTGACCAATAATATTTCCGTTCGCAAACAGAATTAAAAAAGGAACATAAGTAATAGGATGATTGGTATTTTGTGTCATATGAATTAAACGATTATTCGATTCAAAAACATTACACATTTCAAAAGATATACCTTTTATAGTTGTTGCAAGTTTGTCAAATGCAGGTTTAACATCGTTGCAAAAAATACATTCTTGTGTAAAAAAGAAAACAAAAGAAAATCCATGACTATTTTCTTTTACCAAATTTCCGTTTTCAATTTTAAATTCTAAAGGACTGATAAACATTCTTTTTTAGATTTAATTATTTTCTTTAGCTTAAACAATTTGTTTAATATTATTTTTAAAAAGATTATTTCTGTATTCTTCTAACAATTCTGAATTATTTCCTTCAATTGAACCTAAATATGTAGAAAGTAAATAATTATCAAAAGTTTTATCAATCCATATATTTTTTATTTGAAAAGGAGAATTATCTGGAATTACATATTCTTGAAAAATTGTTTTCAAGAATAATTTTTGTTCGAAAAATTGTGGAAACCCTTTTTTTTTCCAATATTCATTTTTTTTTGGTTTTGAAGAATGAACAATTCTGAAAGAATGAAATGTAGAAGTTGTTAAACATCCAACTTCTAGAGAAAATTTATTAATAAAACAAAGAATAGCACAAACTAATAAACTTGCTCTTCCATGACCTCCTTTACAGTGAATATAAATTTTTTTTTTATTTTTTATCATATCTGAAAGAAATAAAACAAGAGAACAAAAAGATTTTAAATCATCAGGAACTCCTCTATCTTGAATAACATACCTAATAATTTTACAATTAGTAAAATAAGGTTTAATTTTTTTTTCATAATTTGATGTCAGATTTACAATAAGATCAACTCCCCAATTTTCTAATTGCTTTATTTGATCTTGTGTTGGATAAGCTCCAAATAACGCTTGGTTATTTACGAAAAATGATGATGTATCAGTTACAATTACCATTTTGTTTTTTTTTGTAATTTAATCAATCTCAAATTGATTCAATTAAAATATTTTATTTTTTTCAAATTTTAAGATTTTATTTTTGTTAAAAATAAGATTTTAACAGCTGCTGAAAAATAGGATAAGTATATTTATCAAAAACCAAAGGATGACAATAAATATATTATCTTTAAATACAACCATTTTTAACAAACTAACAGAAGAAGATAAAATTAAAAAAGAAAAAAGAATAATAATTGATGATGCATTAAAAGAAAAAAATTTATTTCCAGAAACGATTGAGAATTTATTACAATTGAAAGAAAAAATGGATTTGGAACAAAAATCTGATAAAATTTTATTTTTTACAAAAACACATGAAATAATAAATGAATATATTTCAATTATAAACAGTCCTCTTTCTAGAGAAAATGATAATTTTTCTATTTTAAAAAGAAAAAACGATTTGATTGTTAAATTTTTAGCAATAATTAGAAAGTTAATTGAATCAAAAGGATGGTATGATATTGAAATTCCTGAAAATCCAGCAGAAATTAAATTAAAATATTCATGTATTAATTGTAATAATTCAAATGTTGATGAATTTGAAATTGATGAATTTGATAATCATAAAACATGTTTAAATTGTGCAGCACAAGAAGAAAAAACAGAAACTGGAATAACATATAAAGATTATATTCGTGTAAATGTTGTAAATAGATTTATTTACAATCGAGTTCTTCATTTTAACGATTGTATAAAACAATATCAAGGAAAACAAAATTGTAAAATTCCAGAAAATGTTTTAAATGATCTTGATAAAAAATTTAATGCACATCGTCTTCTTATTTTTCAAAAAGAACCTGTTAAACGTCCAGATCCAATAAGATATTCTCAAATAACAAGAAGTCATATCATGATGTTTTTAAAAGATTTAAAACATACTAAACATTATGAAAATGCTAATCTTATTTATTTTATGTTAACAAATAAACGTGTTGATGATATTTCATATCTAGAAGAAAAATTAATTGAAGATTTTAAAGAATTAATTTTTTTATATGATGAAATTTATGGAAAAGATAAAAAAGAAGAATTAGATAGAAAAAATTTTTTAAATTCAAGTTATTTACTTTTTCAACTATTAAGAAGACATAATCATCAATGTAAAAATGAAAATTTTCCAATTTTAAAAACTGTTGATAGAAAAATTTTTCACGATACAATTTGTAATAATCTTTTTTTAAAACTGAATTGGAAATTTACTCCTATATTTTAAAAAATATATTTCTAAAGATAAATCTTTAGAAAATTTAAAACTTTGATTTATTAAAAATTAATTTTTCATATCTTATTTTTTATTTAAAATTTTTCATAAACATTTAGTATTAATAATTGTTATAAATTATTAATACTAAGATTCGCGTTACCTCTGAAAGCGGCGGCACTGAAGATGTTAGAGACGTCGGTACTTAAAAAAAACAAGATTTAATTTACGATTATATAATTTCTCAAAAAATAAATTTTTGGGAAATATCAACATTTTCAAAAATAATAAATTTTAAACATTTCGTTTTTTTTTCTCATACATTCAATCAATGCAGCCTCATCTATTTCTGACTCTTCAATAGATATATTGTTGTAACTACACACAACTTTTTTCTTGCTTAATTCATCTTTTATTCTAATGTACAAAGTTCTGGAATTGGGATGGCAATTTAGATCTAACAGTACAACTATATTATACATAGTTCCTTGAGTTTTTAGAGACTGTTTTGCTGTTGTTTCTTGAGCTCTAATTGTATAGTATTGATATTCTGGTTGTAATCCATTTCTTTTTTGACTTCTTTTTAATAGAAGAAATCGTTCTATTTTTGAAAAAGATTTGGGTAATGGAGCTCTTGTTTCGACTGCTATACCGAGTTTGGTTTGTACTGTCTCTAATTGTTTAGTTTGTTGTGTAGATGTACTTTTTAAGTCTTCTACATTTTCCAGAAGCTCGTCGTTTCGAGACAAAAGCTCATTGTTCTGGTCTTTGAGGTCATGTACGTTTTCTAGAAGTTCGTTGTTTTTTTGTAATAATTCATTCATCATTTCTTTAGATCTTATATCCATTTGTCTGACTAAAACCGTTAACTCATCTATTTTATCGTCTTTTAGAGCTATTGTTTGTTCAAGTTGAAATTTTCCTTTTTTTCTAATTGACGGAAGTATTTGTTCATATACAAAGTCTTGAAAAGTTTCTGCAAAAGATGTTCTGCTTTTCATAATTAATGAATATAAACCTGGTTCACTAACATACACGGATTTACCTTCATTATAAGATGGTTTTGAACTAGGAATTCCTATTGTGGAGGTGGATGTCTGGCAGACATCCACCTCGTCTATAATTGTTTGGAGATTTTTTTTATGTTTAGGTTTTACATTTTTTTGTAAAGCTTGTTTAATATCAAAGTACTCTAAAATAGTACAGATATCTTTTCCACAAAAGTATGGATCATCATACGATCCTATAATCTTTATTTTTTGATTAGGTTTAGTTTCGAAATCAAAAAAGACATGATTATTCTCAAATTTAATTAATGACTGCATTACTGAATTTATTTATATTTCCAATGATAGGTCATTGGAAATTTCATTTTTTTTATAAAACTTTTCTTGTGGAATGTGTCAAAAATAATAAATTTTAAACATCTCGTTTTTGACCATCTATTTTTCTCATACATTCAATCAATGTAGCCTCATCTATTTCCGACTCTTCAATAGATATATTGTTGTAACTACACACAACTTTTTTCTTGCTTAATTCATCTTTTATTCTAATGTACAAAGTTCTGGAATTAGGATGGCAATTTAGATCTAACAGTACAACTATATTATACATAGTTCCTTGAGTTTTTAGAGACTGTTTTGCTGTTGTTTCTTGAGCTCTAATTGTATAATATTGATATTCTGGT